CATATATAAAGGCAAGATCTATATATGTTTAACAATAATAATAATAATAATAATAATAATAATAATAATTTTTTATCTATGAAAATCGTTTCGCAAATCGTGCCGTTTATATTATCTACTGTACAGAAATATCAGATTGATGATTCGCATGCAATAGGTCATGCATTCGAAGTATTACGTCATTCTCATCTAAACTGGAAACAATCGTCTTTGATTTATCCTAGTCTGCTAGAACAACGGGATGTCATTTATACATCAGCCCTTGTCCATGATATGTGTGACAATAAATATGTAGATGAAAAAATAGGATTGACTGCTATACAGAATTATTTGTACCAATACACTCATTTGACGAACCCCGAGATCAACGCAGTTTCGTCTATTATTTCCACCATGTCTTACTCTAAAGTGAAAAACACAGGATTTCCCGATTTAGGAGATTATCAGATGGCGTATCATATTGTTCGTGAATCTGATTTATTGGCCGCTTATGACGTGGATCGCAGTATAATTTATAATCTGTACAAGATTGATTCAAATATAGACACATGTATCAATAATGCGAACCATTTATTCAAAACACGCGTATGGAAGCATTTAGATGATTCTCTTTTTACAACCACCTATTCTTTAGGAGTAGCACAAACATTAGTTGATGAATCCTATAAACAAATGGATACATGGAGAGAAATTTATCCTTCTACTATTTCTACCATCACCTCGGGGTACGATTTGTCTAAATAACATAACGGTATTTTTACTGGTGGTGGTACTGGTGGTTCAGGCGATGGTGATTGATATATGATTGATGTAGGTGGTTCGTATGGTTTCGTTTGGATACCAGTTTCTACAGTTTCTATATTGTTTGGATTTTTCATACGTTCTAAAAGTGATTCTAATACGAGTATCTTCTTTTCTTGATTTTCTATAATGGTTGAGTTTTTTTTTAAATTTGCGATTTCCTGTTGTTGTTTTTGAATCAGTACGGCAATCTCTTTCATTGACAATGGTCTTTCTGTACCGTTTTCATTGATCATGATTTGCAAATTATTTTCAGTTAGTACTGCACGTTGTTTGTCCAAAACTTCGATTTGTTTCAATACATCGGGTTTCATAATTGGTTCTCCTGGTTTATATTGCTGTAAATATTGTTCTACTTTTTCCATAAAAAAATCATAAATCATTTTCTCACTTTCATTTTTTATAAATTCCTCCACTTTACGATCACTTTTAGCAAATGTTTTATTATTATCGGATATCAACCGACGTTTATCAAATGTATTGTGAATATGAGAAAACACTAATATTGTCTTGAAGGGATCTAACTGTACAAATGGTACTGTGTAATTTTTGAGAAATTCCCGCTCTTCTGCTAATGAAGCATTCTCATTGTACTTGGTTTGTTTCAATAACTCTTTTCGAAACGCAAATGTACCCGCTGTTGCATGATTCGGTCCATATGGCCCTCCTTTATACATGGTTTGAATATGCTTAAAATAGACATAGATTTCACTCGATCCTGCACATAACGCATTCTTGTTATTTTGCAATGTTTCTATTGCATGTGAAACTCTTTCCGGTGGATAATAATCATCGTCGTCAATGTAAACAATGAAATCACCTTTGCATTTAGTGTGACATAAATTACGCTTTGCTCCTAGATTCATTTTTTTGTCTATTTTGTAATAATTGATTTTGGGTACATTTTTTGCATCTTTGATTAAATCCTCAATTTTATCTGTACCATCATCTACTATAATCCATTCCATACGATTTCGAGGATATAATTGGTTTTCCACACACTTAAACATAGTCTCAATAAAAGGACGTCGATTAAAAGTTGGAGTACATAGACTTACCAATGGATATTGGTTGTTGTTGCTTTTTTTACCCATATTGTTATACTTGTATTTAATGTACCCTTTTAATTCTATTTTTGTGTAAATTAGATTATTTCTTGGATATTGTAATCTATTTTTATTTTACAATATCATGTGATGAGTATTATTGTTGTTATATTTTGTTAGGGGGGAGTAGTAGGTGCTTCAGTAGGTGCTTCAGTAGGTGCAACAGCAGCAACATTAGCTTCAGGAGCGTTATTGCCAATCAAACTATTGGCTGTCATGGGCATTTTATTCACTTCCTCACCTTTTCCCATTGCAGCCATAGCAATCATAATTATAATAGCCAATATTGTAATCGCCAAAAACACACCAAAACAACTGTCTGATTTTACACCGGACAATGCACTTATATTTTTATTTCGACTTATTGCATAAAAAGCAATCAATTCGATTAATTTCCAAAGGAAAAACAGTAAATAACACCACCATATAAAATTAAGAACTTTGGGTTTTTTATCTTTCCTTTCTACATTTTTCGGTTTAATTGAAAAATAATTATCTTCATTAGGAGAGAATAAATTGTTCATTATTGTACTGTCTAGAGAGCCATCTTCATTTCCTTCTTTAACAGTAATACAAAGAAAATAATAAATAATATAGCCTACTAATATTAATTGAGTAAGTGGTGCAATAAAAAAATGCAGTAATAATAATAATAACAGTAGAAAAATATAAAGTAACCCTCCGCTGAACAATGCTACTTTTTTACTTTCATCGGGAATTAAATGAAGTACAAACCCAATAAGGATTAAATAATATATTGAAGGCGAAACTTTCCATTCGAATGTTTTGACTATACATGATAAGAAATATGGGATTGCTGTATAAACCAAAATAACGGCTAATATAAATAGTACAATAAACTTGAAATATCCTGGTTCAAGTCCAATTTTTTTGATAAATTCAGACCAATACTGTTTTGCAATTTTATAAAACCCGATTGGACCTGCTTTAGAAAATAGAGAAAAAAAATAATTTATAGCAAATGGGATATTTTCGTCACTAGCTTGATAATACGATTTTGCAGTTGATTCATCTATAAAATACAAATATTTAGTCAAAGTGTAAGCCATAATAATAGAAAAAAATTCAAATGTTGATCTACGTATCCAAGCTACATCGTTTTTATGATACTTACAGTCGCCACCAAATAACAAAAAAAGCAATTCCGATATAAAATTGAAAAAATTTTTTATACTATCGGCAATTGATACAAATAATTGTTGCCAACCTTTAAATTTCTTTAGACGTTTGATTGATAAATTATCACCATATTTACTAGAACCATCATCATAACTTACTGAAATACCTATCATTATGGACAATGCAAATCCAATAACCCAGTACTTTTTAGATTTAGCTATATCACCAGCTCTAATTGTTTTGGTAGTAGTAGCATCGATTGTAATATTTTTGGTTATGCACAGTAAAAATACGATAAGAATAACAGGGACTACAACAATAAACACGTTCTTTACAAAATTTTTTAATGTATTTCTCATTCTTCTTCTAAGATTTTCACATTTTTCTTTTGCCTTTTCTTCTGTTTTGCTGTCATCATTTTTTTGGTAATTATAGTATGTACCGCCCTCTGTATTTGATTCTGTTTTTGTTTCAAAATTTTCAATGACACTTTCTTTGGGTTTCTTATTTTTCTCAGTACTGGTACTGGATTCACTTTTATCAATTTGAACCGTTTTAGTAGAAGAAGATACAGATGGCGATTGATTCCCCATATTTACAGTAGTATCAGTACTGGTATTATCATTTAATGTGGGTAAGACCTCAATCTGTTTATAATTATTTTTTACTTTCTTTTTTTCCAAAACTTTTTGTAATCGGTCTTCCATAATAATAAAAAGAGAGAGACTCTAAAAAATTCTATATATTTCTTTATACACAATAGAGATATATAGAAATGGATATTTAACGTGCATACATCATAGCGCAACTTCCTCCAGTAAATGTTAAGATATTATACCGTTCTTCAAATAAGGTTAAATTATACGTATATTCGTACAATCTCCAATTCGACTTATTAATCGCAACCGGTTCTCCATCACCATTACAAATTACCTCATAATTTGAATTACGTGCATCGATTTGCGGAATAAAGGTCACAAATTCTAATTCAATGTTTTTAAATTTTCCTAAATTTATCGCCCCAGATGGTTGATAAGAACGGGGGTTCGTGTCTAAACAAAATTGATAACAATATAACCCTTCTTTTGCAAACCCATTTGTACGACTATATTTTTCTATATAATCAAACACACCACGTGGTAATGTATTCTCTCGATACTTACCATCCAAGACAATACCCATACTTTCCATAATATGTTTGTGATTTTCTACATTGTAATCACCGGTAATATAAAACCCAGTATTAATACGTTTTCCATTTTGTCTCGGATGTAATAATAAAACAGTAGGAGGTGAATGTACATCACTTGGTATGTTTTTATACGGCCAATTGGTGTAATTAGTCCATTCGTTACGCATATTGACATCATTTCGTTGGAAATACCACATCCAGTTAGAGACCATTCCATTGCTTTCTACTTTTACTTTTTTCGATCCGTAAATATTATCATATTTATGAACATGTACTTCTTTTACTAAATAAGATTGTTCCTCTTCGGCAAATCTCTTCGATTCTTCTTTTGATAAAAATGCGTAGGTAGATAGTAGATGAATATCCGCGTTCCATATATTAATGGTATTCGCATACGCACTTGGGTCTGGTAATCCATAATTGTCGGGATAACTATTGCTGTCCTCCGTCCAAGTATCCGATGCATAATTTCCACTCGCATCTGTTGCAAATATCATATTCTGCTTTAGCGGACTCTGTAAAAATCGATACATTTGAAAACGGTCTTGATTAAAATCAGGACGAATATAGGGATATTCATATTCAAATCCATCTTCATCTAAATCGAATACATCGCGTACCTGGAACAAATCTTGGATGGGACGCATCGTAATATTGATCTCGATTTCATTGTACTGTAAAGCTACTAATGGTAAAGCACATCGAGTATCATTCATAAACCACGCATGTAATGGAATATATAGATTTCGTCCTCGGACCGATGGCTCAACTCCATCTGTTGTAGTCGATTCGTTGTCGAAAAAGGCATTTGGATAGGTATTGGTTCTACCAAAAGCGATCGATGGATTATTTAACTCGGATACATTTCCAGTCATATTACGAAATGCTTTTTTCTTTTCATCAGGATGGTCGCGTTCTACCAAAGCACTCAAGTAATCACCACTATACTTGGCTAACGTAAATGCTCCACATACTATTTCTACTTCTTGTATCATTTGTGCTCCTAAATCTTCTATCCATCGAAATTCATATGGAACCCATTTGTTGTCATTGTGGTTGTTTTCATTTATGTTTAAACCAGTATTATCGACTCTTTTCTTAATGGGTGGATATACTGGACTCCATATATTGGGAATGGTGACTACTAAATAGGTATCCAATAATAATTCGGCGTATCTAGGTATTTTAAATGTAAAATGAGATGGTTCAGTCAAACGTAATTCTCGTGAGCCATTATAATCAATTCTGAATTTTTGCAATCCAAAATTGGTGTATTTATTATAAACTGTACGAAAAAATGTTTTGCTCGGATTGCCTGTTAAAAATAGATTGGCATTTCCTAATGCTATTAAATTTAATAAACCGCCAGCCATTATTAAAATATGAATGTGCGTGTAATAGTACTATATAAAATATGTTTTTATTATATATTTCTTTCTCTCTAATATTTATTATTTGTATATAATAAAAAATGAAACTTTTAAATAAAATATGTATTGTAATCATTTTTGGTTTGATCTTACTATTGTTTCATAGGATTGTTCAATCGAGAAATAATATATCTGTACAGCAAAAAATAGATGATATAGATAATTTTGACTTAATGCGTACTGATGAAGGTTTCGAATCAAAAAGAGGCAATCTAAATATAAGTTCTACATCTACTGTTAATTTACCATTGATGGAATATGCTATTATGAGTTCATGGAACAGTGCGTTAAACGAGAAACAATTGGTTTCTCTCGATGCTCTTGAAAATACAATCAAACGTGGATACCGTTTCTTGGATATGGAATTGTATTTAGTCGATGATAAAGTACAAATCGGCTTTTCTTCTGAAAAATCCAACAACTCCATGGAATCCGAGCCAGTCCCGTTTTTTGATGCATGTAAATTAATAATGGCGACGGCTTTTATTACTGGTAATAAGAAAGACCCCTTGTTTTTGCATTTACGCATTAAGTCCGACCATGAAGACATTTATCCGAAAATCGCACAAACTATGAAGGGGCAATTAAGTAATTTCTTGTACAGTGGAATGATAACGGAAGACACTTTACTGGAAGATGTACAAAACAAAATTATTATTGTTGTAGATCGAAGTTACGTTCCTACGATTAGTAAATATAAATGTACAGGTAGCTGTACAGATGATTTCCTTGCTTATATCAATATATTTAGCAATTCATCTACTTTGCATTCAACTAAAATTTACAACAAATTGAATGAAAATAAAAAACCATTGAAGGTTACGGATGAAGAATCAATGGAGACAAATGTGAAAAAGTTGCAGATGGTTACACATGGTTTAGGTGAATTTTATAATGCTAAAAATGAAGAGAATTATTATCAACTTGTACTGGATTATAAAGTACAAATAATACCCCATAAAGTATTTTCTCGTGACCAAGCATTGGAGGATTATGAAACATTTTTCATGGAAAATGGAAAACACGCGTTTATTCCAATGATAATTGCTCATGACTACTTGAAAAATCGGTTCTAAAAGGGGGAACTACGTTCCCCCTAACCCCCTCCTTTGGGGGAACGTAGTTCCCCTTAACTCAGGAAGAATCTGAATGGATGAATTTTTAATAGACATTTGTGTATAATCCCAAATAAATGATTTTATATTTTATATTTGTAGTATATACACAATGAATGATAAAACATCACAATTCTTTAGAAAGAATAAACATAAGATTTTTTATACAAACATTCACGATTCTAATGTCGACTTTTATTTAGATTCTTACAATACAGGCCATAATAAATTCTTGTTATTAAGAGTAAATCCAGTGGGTTTGGATTATAATAACCCAAACCCACTGGATTATAATAACCCAAACCCACTGGATTATAATAACCCAAATAATTATGCTCTTGCAAAATATGACACTGATAATGAAGAATTAAAAGGATTCAGTAGAAAAAGATTAACATTTAATAAAATACCACATGAAACTATAGAGTTTTATAAGAGCCATGAAAAAAAAATCGATGGTAAATCAATCGAAAATGGTGACCCTACCCTTGTAGAAAACTCAACCCAAGGAGGACGTAAAACAAAAAGAAGAAAGTCCAAAAGAAGAAAGTCCAAAAGAAGAAAAACTTCTCGTGCGAAAAAGTCGAAAAAAAGGGCCAATAAAAAGGGTCGTAAAACGCGAAAATAAATCCATCCTTTTCATTAGGCCATGTACTGAGCAACATTTCTGTACAAAACCCCCATTCAATAAACAATATAAATAATACTAACCTTGTATTCTTTATAAGTACAATCGAAACCATGGCTACTCCCGGAAAGATTGAGGCCGTAGATATTTGCTGTGGTTTATGTTGGGGTGATGAAGCTAAAGGTAAGGTCATTGCCCATTTAGCAAAAGTAAAAGACTACGACTTTGTATGCAGATGGGCTGGAGGAAATAACGCTGGTCACACCGTCTATATAAATGGGGTTAAATACAAAAGCCATTTAATTCCATGTGGTATTTTCTACAATAAGCCTTCTATAATTGGACCCGATTGTGTCATTCATAAAGAATCGTTTCTAAAGGAACTTGATTATTTGAGAGAAAATGGTTTCAATACGGATTTGATTAAAATATCGGAAAAAGCACATATTATTACTAGTAGTCATATTGAAGAAGATATACGTTATTATAGCAGTCAAGGTACAACATCACGTGGTATTGCTCCTTGTTATCGAGACAAATATGCTAGAAAAGGCATATTAGCTAAAGAAGAAGAATGGACAAAGCCTTATTTGTGGGATAATATACTGTACGGAAATGTATTATGTGAAGGAGCCCAAGGGTTTTGGCTGGATATTAATTACGGAAATTATCCTTACGTAACATCTAGTACTACTTTACCGTACGGGGCATGTAGTCTAGGATTCTCACCACGATTAATACGCGATATCTACGGTACTTGTAAAATATACGATACACGTTCTGGTAATGATCCCGATTTCCCAGAAAGCTTGCTCGACGACCCGGATTTGTCTAAAATTACTGATTGTGGTCAAGAATATGGTACAACTACTGGACGTAAAAGAAAGGTAAATTGGCTAAACCTTGATAAACTGATCCAAGCAATTAATATTTCCGGTACAACAACTATTATTGTATCCAAAGTCGATGTATTGGAAAGAGTAGCTATATTTAAACTTATTCATAATACAACAATACAATGGTTTGATTGCATACAATCAATGAAAGATTATATACACAAAACTCTTCATTTTAGTTGTCCTTTGTTAGAAGCAATTACTTTTTCATCCAGTACAGAACACATTTAGTGGGAACGTAGTTCCCCCTGGGGTTAGTGTTTATCTTCGTTTTTTTGTACTGCGTGCTATTTTCGGTAATTTCTGTTTCTTGGTTTGTTTGAGTGATTTGGCACATTTTATCGTTTTTTCCTTTTTACGTTGTCGTTGTGGTTGTACTGATACTTTTTCGATAAATCGATCAATAGTTTCATTACTACATACAGGATATGTTGTCTCAGGTATTTCAACAACATTCATCTCTACAATCAAGGGTTGTACATGGACATCTACATACAGACCTCTTGGAACACTCAAGTGAGGATATTGTTGTAGAATCATCTGTTATATATGAAATAACGGTAGTTTTTTTAATACTATTATTTCTACTATTTTTTATACAATTTTAATTTCGTCCATTATTTTTGTTTCTCGGTTTTCTCTCAAATACTTGATTACATATTCTTTTTGTGTTTGATCTGGAATTAACTCAGTCAATGTTTTATCTAAATATTGAAATGTAATACCCGTATATTGCTTTTTCGCGGTCATACTAATTTGCCGTCCGTTTAGTTTTAATGTACGGTTATCCAATTTATGTACTTTCATTAGTTCGATTATATCTTTTTGTAATCCTTGTTTGAGAGAACGTAATTGCCTTTGTCTATTCGAAATTTCTTGCAATTCATCCTCGATTTTCATATAATTTTGCAATTGTTGTGCTAAATCACTACTTTGTAAAGAACTCATTTGTTTCTACAATTCCAACCCTCTATATTATTATAACTACAATTGACGTTTTATTCTGTTTTTCGCCTAAAGTATCAGATAATTGGATTATCTCTCTAGACCACCTGTACTGGAATAAATACAGGTCGATTTTGTCGTACAATTAAAATAAAAATAGTAAATACCAGTAATATCAAAAATACGTGATAAAAACAAATGATCCATACATAAATGTAAAATTCTTCATATACAATTCCTCCTAAAGGAGAAAGGACCGTATTTTTCAATTGCTTTTTTGCTTCATCGGTTTCAATATAAACTTGACACGATTTCCACAGACTATCCATGTGTTTAGTTTTTAGTAGAATTAAACTTATACAATAGTATTAAAATAAAACGACGTATAAAACGTATTTTTGTACAGTATAGGTTCATTCTACATAAGTCAAATCTCGGTACAATACAAAAATGGAAAACATAGTTGAACCGAACGCTTCATTTGAGTTTTCTCAATTAACATGCATATCACCTTCTTCTCTCGGTGGTGGTAATTATTTTATTCGTATTTTACAGAAAAATGGACAAAAGCCTTTTTATATTCAACCACCTAAATGTACCACTAAACAAGGTATTGTCAAATCGGGAAAGAAAATGTACGTCGATTTACTCTTTAGACATGAAGACGAACCTTTTCATGAATTCTTAGAACATTTAGAAACTTTTTGTAAAAACCAATTGTTTCATTATCGAGAGAAATGGTTCGATAGTTCTTTAACTGAAGAAGTCATTGACGAATCATTCTTACCTGTCTCCAAAATGTACAAATCAGGCAAGTTTCATAGTGTCCGTTCCTTGATTCCAACACGTTTAGGGAAATCCAATTTAAAACTGTTCGACGAAAATGAAAGTGAAGTCGCTTTTGCTCAAATTGAACCAAACTTATCTTCGCTATTGACTATTGTAGAAATACAGGGTATTCGATGCTCCGCCCGTTCTTTTCAATTGGATTTAGAAATAAAACAAATGATGCTATTAAAACCCGTCGATTTATTTGAAACCTGTTTATTTAGCAAAAAACAACCATCTTCTACAGTTTCTCCACCTGTGGTAGCATCTACATCTACCCCTGTTATTACTGTAGAACATGACGACCGCAAAGAAACTTTAGAAAATAATAGTGTTACTGTTGAAGATGTTGATATTGATGAAGAATATGAACCTGTAAATTTAGCAGAAAATTTAGCAGAAAATTTAGCAGAAAATACATCAACTAATATCGATACTACTGATACCCATCCTACTATTGTAATGACTAATGATGTCGAAATGAATAATGATAATGATAACAAAATAATTATAGTAGATGAAGAGACGGATACCAATGATAATAATATAAAGAATACGGTCGAATCTTCTACATTTGAAAGCATTAATAATGAAGAGAATGAGGAGGAGGAGGAGGAAAAAACTTTAGCCATTTTTGGATCTGATATGGATGAGGTCACATTGGATGTTCCAACAAATGACCATGATGTAGTAGAAATCAAAAAACGTAATGATGTATATTTTACTATGTACAAAGATGCAAAACGAAAGGCAAAAATTGCAAGGGATTTAGCGATTTCTTCTTTTTTAGAGGCGAAAAAAATCCGTAACACATATTTAGTCAATGAAGATCTCTCTGAATCATCGGATGATGAAGATCATCAGAAAAGTTTAGACAAACAAATGCAATCCTTGAAATCAATGTAAATGGAGAGATCACAAAATAGAAATTCTAGAAAGATATCTAGAAAATCTTTTTTTCTATTTTTGATATTTTTAGTAGAACATAGAAATCTATTGAATATATATATAATTTTATAGATTAAATAATTTTATCTGACGTTTATATACAATGCCTACGTTTTTATCAGGAATTTCTTCAGGATTACGTAAGTTTCTCACAAAAGATAGAGTGATTGTCCTTGTCGGCTTCATTGTACTAGCTATAGTTTTCATGTATTATTCTACCGGTAAAATTACGGTAAGAGACGGTATGAAAGAAGGTAAAGCACAAGTTCCTTCTACAGATGCAAAAAAGAATACAGATGCATCTAATGATACTGCTCCTCAAGAGACACAAGCAGCTGCTGCCCCTGCTACAGCAGGAACAGAAACCTTCCAGGGATACAGTGAAAAGGAAGTTGCAAACCCATCCGAATTACTACCCAATGACGAAAACAGCCAATGGTCATCATTGAACCCTGTTAGTCAAAGCAACCCTCAAATGCCTGACATGTTACAAGCTGGTTATCATATTGGTTTAGATACAATTGGACAAACTATGAAAAACGCTAACCTTCAATTGAGATCTGATCCAGTGATCCAGAAAGGTGAGATTGGACCATGGAATCAAAGTACAATCGAACCCGACTTGATGCGTGTTCCTTTGGAAGTAGGATGCAGTACCGACAAATAAATAATGAATTAATTAACTATACCAAAATATTTTTTATACTACTATAAAATATATTTTCCTTCTCTCGAAATTAAAACAAAAGAACAAAAATAAATAAATGGCAATTGAATCATTTGTTTATGATAACGGTCTTCGTGTGATACATGAAAAAAGTCCTTCCCAATTACCCCTATGTACAATCCATATTTTTTGTACAGTAGGGTCTGCATACGAAACACACTCGAAAATAAAAGGAATATCACACTATTTAGAACATATTTTAATTCAATTATCCAACACAAACAACCGTACTTTTGAATTATTCGATAAAATGGGTTCAAATATAAACGCCATTACTACAAAACGATACACTTGTTTTTATATTACTGTACCGGAAAAGTTTTCCAACACTTGTATAGAAATATTTAGTAACATGTTAAATGATACTAAATTCAATAACAGCAGTACAGTAATACGAAATGAAAAAAAGGTTATTCAACACGAAAATGAACGAATCAATCGACAGTTTTCCACTCAAGCTTCCGAATTCTTTGAATCTACCTTATATAAGGGTTGTTGTTTTCAAGATCCAATTGATCATATTGATTTCCAAGAAAATCGCCCTGATTTTTCGGAAACCGAATTGTACGATTGGTACCGTCATTATTACAAACCCGAAAATATAATCATTAGTATTGTCAGTAGAAATGATGTTGAATATTGGCGCAATATAATCCAGCATACGAAATTCATTGACAATACAAGATTGTCGAATTCGACCACTACTACTTTACTAACTAAACCAGAACAGAAATTCTACGATTTCTCTTTTGATTGTCGTGTAAAATTAAATGAACTTATGCTTCATACTGAATTAATTGTAGGTTTTCATACAGTAGATTATTATTCGAAAGATCAATATGCATTTGATTTATTGAATCATATTTTAAATGGAATGAGTGGTCGGTTATTTCGTATTTTGAGACAAAAACACAATTTAGTATATTCATGCAATTCCGTAGTCGAACATTCCGAATTCGTGGGTTATTTTTCTGTACAGACAGAATGCTCAAATGAGCATGTATTCCATGAAAAGAAAGGGATTTTGTATTATATCGTAAAAATGTATCAAGATTTAGTAGAAAATGGCATCAGTCAAAAAGAATTGACAATCGCAAAAGAATCCTTGAAAAGTTCGTTGCTACTGGATCAAGAATCTATTAGTACAATTGCAAAGTACAATGGAGAACAAGTATATATTTCCAATGCGAACACGGAAAGTGTTGTACCGTTTTTAGAACAATACAACACTCGTTACAAACCAATACAATTGAGACAAATTAATCATGTTATCCGGAATTACTTTCAGTTGAATCGAATGATTATTACCATATCATCCAGTAATCTTTTTCATTCTAGTTACGTCGAATCTATGGTGAAAAAATGGTTTATACCTAATAGTAAAAAACACCATCATACGCGACGGAAACGACAACGATAACGACAGAAACAAAACCTTTAGGTATTATATATCGTGTTTTTAGTGAAAAATGCAAGATTGGTTTGTAATTACTATTATATTATTTGTAGTAGGAATATGTATTTACTATTATTTCATCAATAGTGATGCATTGCAATTGAAATGCGTTGTGTCATCAGTAGATGGTAATCAATATTGCGTACGTGATCGAGAAAAGGTCCAAGACGCGGCGGATCTTTTAGCAAAAGTAACCACTAAATGCAAGGAATTAGTAGAATATATGCAACAAAAACACCCCAATGATGATAGGTCTATCCGTCTTGGAAATGGATTCAACCCGAAAAAAATCATAGAAACCTTACCTACTAGCTCTTATACTGCCTACAGTGAAAACAAAGGAGAGAAAATTGCATTTTGTTTGAGCCCGAAAATGAAAAACGGAGAAGATACGTTAATTGACGAACATACACTTACTTTTGTTGCTATACATGAATTGGCTCATGTGGCTACTAAATCTGTAGGACATAAAACTGAATTCTGGGAGAATTTCAAGTTCTTATTGGAAAATGCAAAAGAAGCTAAAATCCACGAACCTCGTGATTATAACAAAGAACCGAAAAAATATTGCTCCATGGATATTCAAGATAATCCGTACTATGACCTTTAAATCATTGATTGTGTGCTGTTGTTTAGTATCACTTTAAGTTTAGGTATTTTTTTAGTTTTACTGTACAAATATCTTTTTTTACAGTAAATAAATGCGTTCAATAAATAATATGTACTCGATTGTATAAAAGTCCCTTGTTATTATATAGATGTTATTTACCAATCGAAATACGCCCAGTAACAAAAAAAATGGAAAAATATCAGAGGGTGGTAGTGGTGCATTAGTATATCAAAGTAGTACAGTTCGGAGTAAAAGAACCCGCTATAGTGATGGTGTGGAAAAGTCTATCAAAAATTCGAAAAATAATGTACAACATGTTGCAAAAATCGGGAATCCTGTTTCATTTGGATTGAATACAGAGAATAACCCGAACTTGAGATTTGTAAAAAATACAAACGATGCAATTGTAGCAGCTAGGAGTTCTACTGTACATGATACGAATAGTACGAAAAAAATTACACGAAGACTGAAAACCTCACCTACCGCACCTACATCCACAAATCCTGATGATATTAAATTATGGATAGAGTCCTGTATTAAGGACAAAGTATCAAGAGTTACAAATAACAAGGAAGTAATTGAATTGGTCAATACTCATTTGGAAACGAAAATACCGAAAGGATTGTCAGTTAGTGATGTGGAAACATTATTGCGAAATAATATGCCTAAACATCTCTCCTTATCAGAAGTTGAACATATTGTACAATCAAAACTTCCTAAATCAATTACTTTAGAAGATGTTCAAAAAGAGATTGATCAAAAAGTAATTCCTAAATCAATTACTTTAGAAGATGTTCAAAAAGAGATTGATCAAAAGATTCCTAAATCAATTACTTTAGAAGATGTTCAAAAAGAGATTGATCAAAAGATTCCTAAATCAATTACTTTAGAAGATGTTCAAAAAGAGATTGATCAAAAAGTAATTCCTAAAATTCCTAAAATGGAAGATGTTCAAAAAGAGATTGATCAAAAGATTCCTAAATCAATTACTTTAGAAGATGTTCAAAAAGAGATTGATCAAAAAGTAATTCCTAAAATTCCTAAAATGGAAGATGTTCAAAAAGAGATTGATCAAAAGATTCCTAAATCAATTACTTTAGAAGATGTTCAAAAAGAGATTGATCAAAAAGTAATTCCTAAAATTCCTAAAATGGAAGATGTTCAAAAAGAGATCCAAAGTTGCCTAAATACTTTAGCCGATCCAAAACAAATAGTAGAAAGTTATGTAAATTTGAAATTAAAAGAATTACCAACTCAAGAAACAATTGGAAAAATAGTAGAGAACTATTTAGAAAGTAAGATTCGAGAGAAAGAGGATATCATAGAAGCAAAAAAGAATGACAATTCTGATGAAGATGAAAAGACTTATTTCGAAGAATTAATTGAACCAGCTGTAGCGCGTATTGTACAGAGAATATTGAAATATGATTATTCAGGTAAAGAATACCTAAATACTGATCATCAACAAGACGAAAAGTCCTTTAATATAGATATACAATATGACGAAGTTTATGATTACAACCAACAAGAGCTTGGTCAATTTGAAGCACCGGTGGTCGAGTATAAAATGGAAAAGTTACCTACCATGAAAAACCCGTTGCATCAAATAAGAGCAAGTGAATTGGGCATGGAGCAATATAAACAACCAGCTGAGGATGTTGCAATCGATCTCTCTACAGTTTATCAAAAAGAAGAGGTTGTACATTATGAGAACGAGCTACGCTCTGAATTTCGTAGTAGTCGTAAATGGGTACGTTTAGGAAACGGTATAGATAAAGGAAGTGTATTGGATCTTGCAATGGATAAGACCAGACGAAAAGTGTATATTGTAGGTAACTTCAAACATGTCAATAAAGTAGCTATGGAAAATATTGCAGTATATGATATTAATCTACGTGGATGGCATCATGTTGGTAATGGTGTTAGTGGTTTAGTCACTTCTATTACCATGTACGAAAAGTCGCAAATATTATTTATAGGAGGGTTATTTTCAAAAGTAGGTAAGGGTGATGACCAAGTACAGGCACAAAATATTGCAGCCTATTACATTCAACAAAAAAGATGGGTCAATCTCGGCGAAGGACTCAATCGTGAATGTACCACACTATACTTCGACGAAACAGAGGAAAAATTATATGCCGGTGGGTCTTTTACTCAAACTGGATCTCAATCTCTCAATTATGTAGGCATTTACGATTTAGCTACCAATACATGGAAACCTTTAAATAACGGTGAATTAAATGGACCTTGTCGTAGTTTATTGAAAGTCGAAAATGACCTGTATTTAGGTGGCTTATTTACACATGCTGGTATGGGACATAGTGAAATACATGTATCTTATTTAGCACACTATAGTTTGGAAAGTAACAGTTGGTCATCGTTATCGGGTGGTCTTCAGGGTTACTGTAATACCTTGGCATACGATCCTACTGAGAAGGCGTTATATGTGGGTGGTACTTTTACGAGTGTAGGGGAGCGAGATAAGGCAGAAGATGCACATCATGTAGCCAAGTATTATTTAGAGCATCAGAAGTGGGATACTATGGTACAGGGAGTCAATAATGTAGTTCATTCTCTCAGTTTCGATTCAATTAATAATTCTTTGTATGTAGGAGGTAACTTTACAGCAACAACTGATGGAAATATTATGGTTAATCGAATTGTGCGTTATGATCCTTATAATCAAAAGTGGATTCCCTTGGAAAATCATTTTCCACGTTGTAAAGTATCTATCGAAGACGAAGGAAACAATAATGTTGGATTAAATGGCGTCTGTAAAGTATTAAATATTGATAAGAAATCACTATTCATTGCAGGATCGTTTCAAATAGCAGGTAACATTACTGCAAATTCTATTGCAAGATATGTACTTCAGCGTTAATTATAATTCAATTGTATTTTTAATTTAGTATTAATAATACAAGTTCGAGAGAAAGAAGAAAGAATATGAGTAAAATCATGAATGAGAAACAAAAGGAAAGTCAGGATTGGACACCTGATCAATATACAAAAGCATCAACTTGGCTAGATAATATAATTGAAAAATCCGATTCTAGAATTGAAACTTTAGAGAAAAATGTAGAATTGCTAACAAATAATATTGTAGATAAAGAAAAATTACTTATTGAATTGAGAGAGGATTTGAAAGTACAAAAAAAATTGTTAGACGATGCAAATTGTGAAAATACGTTGCTATTCACCATAAAGAATAATATATCTGCACCAATAGATTCCATTATTGATCCCAATCACGAAAAAGGCACACAAACAGCCAAGCGCATTCGAACTCGAAACAAAATAGTTTATTCTACTGATATTCAAGTACCGAAGAAAAAAGGGAGACCAAGAAAACAACCTGAACTTCTCTCGAAAATGGATTCTAAGAAGAAAGAAAAAATAGTAGAAACGATCGACTCTGAATCAAATGTTTCGAATGCTTCTACTCTTAGTCAAAAAAATACAATCTTGACTCCGGTAGTATCACCTACAACAATAAGAAAGCGAATCTATGAAAGAAATATTTCTTTCTCTCCAGATCGATTAAAGAAAAGAATCACCCCCAGTAAATAACAATAGTGAAAGAAAAAACTTATAATATATTATACATACTAATACTATATTGTATTAGAAAGCAAAACCAATCAAAAAATACAAATAAAATATGAATCGACCTAAAAGAGTATGTATTTTAGATAATAATGGTACAGGTCAAAACCAATTTACATTGGATTATGCAGACGATTCCAAGTTCAATCTATATTATGATGATACTGTACAGATAATTAAGTATAAGATTTTAGACAAGTTACATAGCGATGAAGAATTTATTTCAATTAACGACGTTTGTTATGAAGAGCTATTTATGTTTATGGTAACGCAAGTGAATTTCGACGCGTTTTTTTGGTATAAACAAATTACGGTTAATCATACAATACCCCTAACGACAGACATAATAGTACAGTGGATACGAACATTGTATAACGAATCTGGATCAGAAAATGATTATGCAGTACAAGAATTATTGCAAAGTTATGAATTTAAATCCAGTGCAGATAAAAAACACTGGCGATTTGATGATATTGTAAAACTGCCTTTTTTCTCTCAAAATCGATTATTGGAACAAAAAGTGCCAATTGGATTACGAAGTCAAATATCAGTAATTGGACGTCAAAGTGAAATAGCTAAACATGACGAATCTTTTTGTACTAATCCATATGATTTGATGCCTAGTTACTTGAGTAAGAAAATGTTTCATGAACGGAAAACAGTACCCAAAGATGATGATTATTTAATCCAATATGGTTTGGCGCGCGATGATACTTTGTACTTGGTACTAGCACGAGATGTATTGAAGAAAAAGATTGGTAAAAATGGAGTATCGCAAATAAGTAAGTTTTATTACCCTTATTTGTATAATAATAGCATTGAGTCATTTCAATCATTTGAAAAAGAAAAAGATAATTTAAATGATAAGGTGGAGAGAAATTTGTCTCAAGTACGTAATCGATTTAATCAAGTGGATATTTTGTACAATGTTTATCATGAACAACAGACACCCTTTCCATACAAACAGCATGGTATTCTCGATTTTTATTTGGGTTTAGAATCCCAAAATACGTATTTCAAATTCAATGTCACATTGGAGACAATGTTCCAGAACATTCATGCGAAAATGCATGTACCCTATATTGCTTATTACAAAAATCGAGAAGAATTCAATGTACGATTATTCAGTGATGGTGTTACTACTGATAATAAAAAGAACCCATCTTTGAAAAAACATTTAATATCAGAGTTCAGTAAAAAACAACACAATGAGCAACATATCATTTTATATGTACAATTTTCTGAAAAAAATAACACCAAAGACGATTATTTAAAAGTGACTATCGAACAAAATGGTACTATTCGATTTCAGGGTAAATGTCCAACTATTATGGAAATCAAAGCATTTGATAAATGGTTTGTTGGGGTCGTCTCTCCTATTTTAGATACTTTCCGCACATTTTTATATCAAACTGGTTATGAAATGTCCAACATTGAAACGATTTATGATCCTAGAATACAGATTTATGACATGCATTATGTGTATCAGTTTCCCACAGCAAAAACAATGGATTTTACTGCACCAGCGTGTCTTCGATTCATGTTTGACGATGAAGCGAAAGCAGTAGGAATTAATCAAGAGACAGGTGGTAAAATGTACAAATACAAACGTGTCGAGCATTACCAACCATTAAATGAAGAAGAAGAATTAATATCGAGTCTTTTACGTATGAATCCAAATGTATTTAGTATGAAACGTCAATTGAGAGAAATAATGAAAGAAAAGAGTAACCATGAAATTAATGATATATGGAGATCGTATGCAGCAAAATATTCGAATATTAATGGAGTAACCGCTAAGAGACATGTAAAAAAATACATTCATGGTGGTTTTTTGATGCAAGTGGTACAAAGTTCATTTTTGAGTCAATCTACTGTACATATTTATAAACTGGATAATTTGTGGTACATTGATTTTCTACGGGTTTATTTGGAAAGTATTTTTCGGTTGTTCCAAAATATGGAAATCTCGGATAAATGGAAAGCTATATGGGAATCATCGGTCGATAATGAGACCCCTTTACAATTATCTCTCGAAATGAATAATTTGAATAAGATTCAAACTGACGAAGAAGAAGATGATGTTATTGATGATATTGATGTATATGCCGATAACGATAACGATGATGAGGATAGTGATGATGATGTACTGGAAAAAGAGCTCGGGAAAAAATCAAAAAAACCGGTGCGGGAAGAAGAAGATAATGATTTATCTATTTTACAGTACGAATCTGACGATGATGAGGATGACAATACTGACGACAATAGTGACGACGACGATGACCAAGAAGAAGAGAATAACGGCGAAGCCGAACCGAATACAAATGATGCTGCTAATGAAGATGATGATTTTTGGGGGGGTGCATATAAAAAACCACTAACAAGACGTATTAAAAGGAAATCCTTTAGTCAGTATTTTGAAAATCGAATGAATGATCGTGTTCCACAATTCCATGAAAAAATGGGAAACTATAACAAGGTTTGTTTAAATTTGAACGAACGAAAACGACAACCGGTTATTCTTACTAGTCGAGAGAAAAAGGAATATTTAGAAAAGTACAAGAAAACAGCAGTGAAACCATTTGAAAACGAAGATATATTAGAATATGGTAAAGACAAAGAAGGTGATCCATTGTACTTTGTATGTCCTCGATATTGGTGTGCAAAGCCGGGTAGTGAAGGTGTTTTAACACAAGAAGAAGTGAATAGTGGTGTTTGTGGTAAAGTGATCCAAAATCCGTCGAAACCTCAAGAAAATGAATTCATATTTGACCGTAATGTATTTGAAGACGGCACGACTAAATACAAATATCCGGATTTCATCAATACGAAAAAGGCGAATTGTATTCCATGTTGTTTTCAAACAACTAGTGAAAAACAAATCGAAAACCGTAAAAAATGTAATAGTCAAGTCTATGGAGAAAACGATGCTGATGAAGATGAAGGTAAAAAAATCGAAGAAAAACAAAAAGGAAATTTCATTTACAGCATTGCACACAAAAATGATAAAATCGAAGAAGGACGATACGCCATTCCATCATGGGAATTACAAACCATGATGGGAATTAATGTATATGAATGCATGACTAAAAGCAAAGTAATAGATGACTGTACAGTATATTTACGAAAAGGTGTCGAATTGCATCCAACGCAATCATTTTTGGCCTGTATATCAAATTCTATGGATATAGAAGGAATGACCAAAATAATGCGTATTACTGAATTCAAAGCCAAATTAAAAGAAACCATTACATTGGATCATTTTACTATGGTTCATAATGGTTCATTGGCGGCACGTTTTCATCCACCTAGACCGAGAGAAGTGTCCATTGACAAATATACGAAAACACGATTGTATCAAAATCTCTCCATGTCACAAGATACACAAAATAACTTTTTTCATTCTACTGTACAAGCTTATGAAGAATTTATGCGTTATTTGAGTGACCCTAAAGTATTAATTGACCATACATTTATGTGGGATTTTGTATCCATACCTGGTATCTTGTTTCCATATGGTGCCAACTTGATTATATTGGAATCGAAAAATGACGATGTCAGTTCAAAAGTAGATATAATTTGTCCAACTAGTGCGTACAGTAATGAGTACTATAATCGTGATAAACCAAATATTGTTTTGTATTTAGAAGACGGATATTATGTGCCTATAGTGAGGTATTATCGTAGATACAATCCCAAAAATAAAATACGTCTTGTACAGGAAATTTCAAGGACAATATACACCAAGTATTTACCCGAGTTTTTCAATCAAATATATTTGACAGTAAATAGTGGATGTCTTCCTAGAAAAACCGTACAAAATAAAAAAGTGAAGACCAATTATCATGTCGAGAAGTATTTGGAATTGCTGAGTACGAAAATACATCGTGAAGTATTGAATTACCAAGGGAAGATAATCGGGCTAATGATCGAATATGATAAAAAGCAGTTGTTCTTACCGTGTTTTCCTTCTACAGTACAAGACGTTGGATTGGCTTTACCCAAACTATGGATTGATGATGTACCATGGTCTTCTTTTGATCATACTTATGATTTCTTACTATCTATGTCAAAAAGAGATAATATTCCTTCGAAACCAATCTATAATGTTGTAGAAAATGGTTTGATTGTAGGAATCATCACAGAAAGTAATCAAATGGTTTTAATTAATCCACCTGTAGGTAAAGAAGAAAATTTGAAGGTGAAATTGCCGATATTAAACAGTAATGGAAATTCGATCGAGGCCGAAAAAATGATGCAAAAGAAACGCGATGAAAAAGTAGAAGAATACAACAAGATTGAACTAGAGTATAGGAAATACCGCAGTTTCCGTGGCGTTTTCCGTATATTTATGTCGTTGATTAAACATCAACCTACTGTAGAGAAAATCCATAAAATATGCACAAATAAGAAATTGCAATACCGTAAAAAAATGGAAAAGGTGAAACAAGAGTTAATGAAAATTGGCGATCCAATGGTCCAGTTCGCTAAAATCGACGACGAAGAAGTAATTCAGACATTGGTCGATATATATGGTTGTACTGATACATCCAATAAAAAGTACTGTCTAGTGTCAAAAGATACCGATATCAATAATGTATGGTTTCCCATGTTCAATTTAGTAAATGGTCAAGATAATCGTATAATATACTACAATAGATTAGCCGATGAACTAATACGAAATAAACGCATTCATATGTTTATGTTTTATCCAGAACAGTACATGAATATGTCAATGGGAACGTATGCTATTGCGGATAATGAAATACTTATTCCTCAGCGAATGATCCCGAAATATTTGAAAGACTTGATACCACATAAATATGGTCAATATGGACAGAAAGTACCATATGAAGATGTCCAGCCTGACGTAATTCCACCGATGAAAACTGAAACTTGGAAAACGAATTAAGATAACATTTTGGTTATTATAAATACCATATAAATTGGATAGGGCATTTATTTTTACTACTTTTTATGGTTGGTTCATATTTTATTTTTACTACTTTTTATGGTTGGTTCATATTCTATTTTTACTACTTTTATGGTTGGTTTCTATTGTATTTACTGCTTTTTATGGTTGGATTCTATTTTACTGCTTTTTACAGCTTTTTGAAATGAACCTTAAGGAATCTTTGAAGGTTAAAGTAACTAAGAGTATCGTTAGGTCCAGTCTTTAAAAGCTTCTTAAGCTTAGCATCAGGGAGGATGATGCGTCTGTTTTTCTCGTCTTGAAGACCGTTAGACTTGACGTACTCGTGGATTTTCTTACTGATGGCGGTTCTTGCCATAAGAGTTCCATTGGGTTCTCCGACAAACTTGGCTAGTTCGTCACTGATGGGTGTTGGCTTCTCGAAACCAGAGACCTTGTTGGACTTGACACTCTTTTTCTTCTTGGCGCTTTTGATGATCTTTGACATACGGGCGACCTTCTTTTCAATGTTCTTGACTCTTGTCTTGATTTGGTTGTCAATAGCAGATCTCTCTTGAATAAGCTTCATAAGATCAGCTAATTCATCATTGATCTCAGTTGTGACATCAGCCTTCTCGGCTGGTTCAGCGACAGCCTCAGATGCCTCGACGACTGGTTCAGATGCGACCTCTTTCTTTGAGGTTTTCTTTGCCTTGGGTGCGGTTGTGTTTTCAGAAACGGATACGGAAGAAGTAGTTGCTTTTACCATTGTGATTATACTTTAGTATTGGTATTTACTTTAAGTAGATATTTCAATAAAATATATTTTTATTTTTTGAACCGTATTTTTCAGATTGAATTTGGAACAAATTGAAAAAAAATCGATTAAAAAAAAGGACTCCTTGTTTTTTTTCCATGAAAAGTGCTATCTATGGATGTAGATCTGGAAATAGTAAAACGAATACCATAAACAATATGCCCTATAATAATAGAAGCCATCCAAATCCCCAGTCCATCGATTCCCATCAAGGATTTAGTGAGACTTATCGAATAATCATGAACATTTGGCTGTAAAACACCAGTTAAGTCGGTAAATAAATACATAGTAAAAGCAGTAGAAGATAACAATAAAACAGAGGGTATTTTATATTTACATAAGGTATCCCATACTTGGATATAATGGAAAGGTACGTGATGGAATGTCATGTACAAATAAAACGGTATCCATGATGATTTCACAAAACTAGTCATAATTGCACTTGTCAGTACAAATGCAGCAATGGGATTTTTCAAGAGTTTCCAATCTTCGTAAAAATGGAAAAATGAACAAAGACCGAAAACCCCGTAGAAAATAGTGTCTTGTTGTAAAACGTGACATAATCCACCTACTGCTAATGTACTGTAATAAGACGATGTTAATATGTTTGTAGTATTATAGTGAAATGCATGAATTAAATCAGTTGCACCATGAGGGGCAATCCAGGTATTCATAATAAAGACTGGTAGTACTGGGGTAATCGATGATATAGTGGATTGTAGATAAGGTAGAATATTATTGTTAAATAAAAGCATATGTATGTCTATATAAAAACACTACGTATTTCTCTCCAATCCGTTTTTTGTAAATAAAAATAAAAGTAGAAAAATATTATTTAAATCGAAAATTACATTTATGATTATACTTGAACCGAGAAAACCGAAAATGAAATACCCAAATATTTTATTTTATCGATACGAAAAATACGCCTATGTTGATCTAATATTTGAAGAATCTCGTAACGAGATTGACTGTACATTGAATATCACCGGTCGAATAGAAGAACTGAATAAATTATGCGATAGTAATTATCATATTTTAGTAACATTTGGAGACAATCCTTCCGAATATTATCCAGATGTATATTCTGTACTGGGAAGTCATATAGAAAGTCGATGGATTCATGTAACAAATGTCGATTCAATAGAGGAATTTAATAATAAAGTCAATGTGTGTTTTATTTCTTTTACAGCTAATCCACCTAGTGTGGTTAGACCAGACATCTCCATTTTCACGACCTGTTATCAATCCTACGAAAAAATAAAACGTCCTTTGCAATCTTTAGAAAGACAAACCTTTACAAATTGGGAATGGGTTATCATCGATGATAGTGGATGTGAAAAACATTTTAATTATTTAAAAACATTATTGAGAGAAAATTCAAGAGTTCGATTATTTCAAAAAGATGCAAATAATGGTAATATTGGTAATGTGAAAAACGAAGCAGTGTCTTTATGTAGAGGAAAATATGTAGTCGAATTGGATCATGATGATGATATTGTAGAAGACTTATTAGAAGATTCAGTGCGTTTATTTAATGCTGACCCTGAATTGGGATTCATTTATACAAATTATGCAAATATATATGAAAATGGTGACGAATTTTATTATTGCAATGGATTTAGTAAAGGATATGCCGGTTATTATTTACAGAAATATCGAGACAATTGGTTATATGTAGCAAATAGTCCTAATATTAATAATATTACTTTGTCTCATATTACTTGTGTTCCAAACCACGCTAGAATCTGGAGAAAAAATGTGTTAATGGACATTGGAAATTACAATGAATACTTACCTATTTCCGATGATTATGAAGTATTGCTTCGTACATGTGTGAATACAAAAGTAGCAAAACTGAATAAATTGGGATATATACAATACATGAATAACAATAACAATAACTTTTCTTTAATTCGAAATGGAGAGATAAATCGGCTATGTGGTCAATATATGTTCCCTATTTATTACCAAAAATACAATATTCATGAAGTGATGAAAAATAAAGACGCATATGAAGATGAAAAATATATGTATAATATTACTCCCTTATGGAAACGACCAACAATTAAAGAACACAAATATTGTAATACTGTAGAATATGACAATCGACATGAAAAGTTTGTATGTATATTGACTGTACAGGCATTAGTTGAATATATGGAAGAAATTCAATGTAATTGTTTAGAGGAAAATTACACCTATTTTTTACTCGATAATGTAATCAGTAATAAAGACCTGTGTAATATCTTGGATAAATACTGTTTTACTACTATCAAATGCTTTTCATTGGAAGGATCGTCAAATGAAGAACTCATACGCTACTTTTATTCATTTTGTGCTCCCTTTACTGAACAATCCACCATTTTATATCCTTCTACAATTAAAAATGAATTTGATGAATCCTACTAATTTTACTATGATCCTAGGTATTTCACGATTCCTACTAATTTTACTATGATCCTAGGTATTTCACGATTCCTACTAATTTTACTATGATCCTAGGTATTTCACGATTCCTACTAATTTTACTATGATCCTAGGTATTCTAATTATTTATAGCGATTTATGTACTTATCGTTTTTATATATGACCCTTAACTAATGTATATCTACTGGTTTAGATCAATAAATTATTAATAAAGATATCTTAATTAATAACCATTATTCTTTAAATACAAAAAATCACAACAAAATATGTCTAAAATTGATTTAAAGAAAATTCTTATATAATTGTATAATCAAACCAAGAAAGTCATATATATTCGTCGAAAACAAATCAGAAAGTCAAACTTAAAGTTTAATTCTAAATTTACTTAGTGCTCAGCAAAACAAATCAAACAATCAAAATGCAATCAACTAACGCTCAAAAGTATATCAAAACATCCGACTGGGATGTAACAGCAAACCGATACATGCAACCAAGAATATCCGATCGTGGATTAAAAATGATTTCCATTATTAGCAATCAGCGTAACAAGAAGCTTCACTTGCAAATCCCTGCTACCAAATGCTGGGGTATTGAGGATTATGTAGATCCTGCTACTCAAGAATCTGACGGCAAGTATAAGTTGAAACTTCACTTTTCACAAAATGGAGAAGAAAGCTCATATGATGCCTTGGAGAAGTTAAAAGCATTTGAAAACAAATTAATTGACGATGCAGTGGTTAATTCGGAAGCATGGTTAGGAAAGAAATTGAGCAGAGAATTAGTAGAAGATCGTTATACTAGTTTCTTAAAGGTAGGTAGAAACAAAGAAACCAAAGAACCTGATCCAAGTAAAGGTTACTACTTTTCGCCTAAAGTGAATTGTTACAATGGAAAGTGGGATTTGGAAATCTTTAATATTGACACACAATCAATGGTCTTTCCTACCGAGGAAACTGAAGACAGAACACCAGTCGATTATGTAGCAAAGGGTTCCGATGTAATTACAGGCATTGAATGCAAATACATTTGGGTTGGTGCTAAAGGATGGGGTGTGACATGGGCTTTGAAACAGTGTGCAGTCAAGCCAAAGGATATCGAAGTAACTGAAGGACTATTACAGCTCGATTTGGGACCTAAATCAGTATCCAAACCAGTGGTTGTTGCTCCTCCTAAACCAGTTGCTTCTACTGTACATGAAATAGTTTCTGATAATGTAGAAGAAGAAGCTGTTGAAGAAGAAGAGGAGGAAAAGGTAACACCTCCTCCAGCACCAACTCCTACTAAAGAATCAACTGTTGATAATTATGTTGAAGACAGTGACAACGAAGCAGTAGCAGCTGAAACCAAATATGAGGACGAACCCGAAAAGGTCGAAGAAGAAGAAGAAGAAGAGAAACCTGCTCCTGTTGCAAAAAAAGTTGTCAAGAAAAGTGTTGTCAAGAAAGCTCCTGTTGTTAAAGAAGAAGCCGATACAACTGCAACTGAAGAAGAAGCGAAACCCGCTCCTAAAGTAGTAAAGAAAGTAGTCAGAAAAAAGGTATAAATTAAAACAAAAAATACAGAAAAATATACAAACTAACTTTAACCCGAACAAGTTAATCATTTAAGTAAAATAATATTAAGCACCTTTTTTTTCAGCGGTTGCTTATAAAGTGATTTTAAAAATACAAAAAACACTTTATTTATAATTTAATAACACCACACTAAATACATTTATGTACGGATATTAGTAATTGCAGTATAAGCACTATTGTTGTATCCACCAAATGAATTGTCATTGTAATTGTTATTCATGGCGTTTTGCTTTTTGTAGCGAATATAATCACTCGCATCTGGTACGTATTTCACATTACCACTAGCTCCTTCTACATTTGTAGTATCACAGTTTGTAATAATTGATCCAAAACGATGACTGATACCACCTCTTGATCGATGTGTGGGATTGGGTCCTTTACAAACGTAGTCTTTTCGTGCTAAATAATCTCCAGTATTCATAATGGCTCTAAATGGTGTTATTTTACGACCATATCCATTGATTGACTTGGCTGCTTGTTTATTATTCCATGAACTGCGTAGGATTCTTCTAGTAGAAGCTTGTTCTGCATCTTTGTAATTTAATATAGTTTGTTTTGGAGAGATTCCATTGAAACCTCCCCCTAATTTTGTTCCGCCTAAACTCATCATGATTACTATTATTATCTATATATAGAAAACATAAAATAGTTTTTTTGTCGGCAAAAACATCATTGCTTTTTGAATTACATAATACAAACAAATTGATATTTTATTTCCTACTTTTTTTAAATAGAAGATAAGTCAAACTATTTTTTCAGTTTTTGATTGTACAGAAAAACATGTCCGCTGATTCATTTAATGTCGATCAATTAACTTTACAGTATTTTAGTAGTAAATCATTGTACAATAAATATTTAGCGAAAAAAGATCCCGATTCATTTGAACAAAAACAATTGGAATACAAAAGTTGGAGAGAAAATAAACAAAACATATTTAATGTCATTGAAGAATATTTAGACGATCCTGATGATATTCAACCCAAAAATATCAAAGAGATTTTTCACCGTTTCTTTACTGAAATCAATCAAGTAGTAGAAAAGCGTAAAGAAAAAGAAGAATACAATACAGATTTAGTCGACATAGAGAATCCGTACAATGAACATAATCAAGATGAAGAAGATACTCTTTTCTCTCGAGTAGAAGATATTCGTGTAGAACCAAAAAATCCAATTGAGTATTGGAAAATGCAAAAGGTTTTTAAATCAGATATGCCTAAATAATTCGGGTTTTATGAATCCCCCCTCACCTTTTTATTTTCATTTCTCTCCAACATCGATGAACAAAAAGGATTTAGGAAAATGATTTGTATCTCAATTAATCATATACAAATCCTTTTATTTTTACTATTAGTTTTTATAACTCGCTTCTTGTACATATTCAATGAATGATAAATATGGATCGAAAACTAGAAAGAACCGATTGAATATACTTACTAGTATCAAAAAGAGTAAAGAACGCAATGAGAAAGAGTCCAAAAACCGTGTTCGAAAACAGTTTAAAGAAACCGTAAGAAAATTATCGACAACTCCCAAGTCCAATAAACAATTGTTTTGTAGTCCGTACAGTAAATTCAAACGAGTATCAAATCAAACATGTTTTAACACAGATGCATTGGATAAATTGATTGATGGATACAATAAAAAATATTCGTACGATAAGATTACATTGAAGAAAACCGATAGTCCAATGAAAAGATGGGAAGAATTACAAAACAAGATGCAACATAAAGGTACATGTACAGCTGAAGTCTGTTGGATTGATGAATTATTATTAAACAAAGAGTCCAAAGAAAAGTACAAACGGTTACTATTTCGTCCTAAACAACCAGTAGAATGGGGTAAAGACCCCAATACATGGTTGTCCGATTTTGACATAAACAAAGTAATGGAACAATACGAAAAAGCATACCCGAATTTTAAATTCATAGGGCCATCTTTTGCCGATTTCGATAAAAAAATATACCAAGATAGCTGTGTTTGTAATAATTTGTGCAATTTTTCAATTGAAGAACAAATCAAGAATGGAAAATCGAAAATAGGCGTAATCTTTAATTTAGATACATACGGTAATGGTGGTACTCATTGGGTCGCATTTTTCCTTGATTTAGACGAACGCGCATTGATCTACTTTGATAGCAATGGGGTAAGACCTAAACCATCTCTCGTACGGTTTAAAAAGAAAGTAGTACAACAAGCCAATCATTATATGAGTCCCCATAAAATACGGTACTACCAAAACAAATTATCACATCAACGAACGAATACCGAATGCGGTATGTACTGTTTATATTTCATTATTGCAATGTTGTCACGTAAAATCGATATAGTAGACGAAGCCTCCAAAGAAACAATCCCTTTTGACGATTTGATCGTATTCTTTACTAAACAACGAATACCGGATTCCTTTGTAGAACAATATCGAGAGAAACTATTCAAAGTGAAGCCATGAAGTTTCGTACATACTGTAAAAAGTATATCATAACACCAAATAGGACACTACGTAATATCATTCCATTCATATTAAAATTTCCATCTGCATTGTGAATGGAGAGAAAAGATAAACGTTTAAATACAAATGTATCGACAATCGGCATATGAAAAATGAAAAACAATAACATGACTAAAACGGGCAATTGTATTTTTTCCATAAAATCGTCCGTTGATTGTTCTTTGGCAATTTGTGCATTATGAGTACGTATTTTTTCCTCATTTATTGCGTCGTACTGTTTCATATAATCAGCGGTTTTTTGATTGCTATCCGAAACTGGAGGAACATAATTTGGCTGTACTTGTACATCTTGTACTAGATTTGCCGTATTTTGTGGAATATCTCTCGATGGTAATGTCACTTGATTCGGTGGAACAGTAGGAACATTTTGATGTTGTTGTTGATACATATTAGTATGGGATTCTTGAAAGTTCTGTGTAGGATTGCCTGAATGAACAGATGGTAAGGATTGCATATTAGAAGTAGCAGCAGGATTTGGTATAGATGGTACGGAAGGTGGAGGATGTCCATATGGATTCGGATGTACATCAATTGGACTATAGGAAGTATTGATCCCATCACCGCGAGTGGATGGATTCATTTGCATGGTAATATTTTCAGGCAAATCCATAATACGAGTAGTGTCGCTCATCTTTATATAGTGGATAATATCTAAAGATGTCTCAAGAAACGCGATTTAGAGGCGAGTTTTTTTTCATATTCTTACAGTTTTCTTTAAAGGGTCACATTTTGATGGTTTCAAGTCGTACTGATAACAAAATTCACCGAATTGAAACGTTTTTCCATCTATGTCTTGAATCACTGGACCATTGAATTCTAGACATTTCCCATCTGCACAAACTTGCCTAAACATAGTTGCTAAACCCAAGCCTAAAAGTAGGGAAATGAAAAAACGCCCCATTTCAGAATTCAATAAACGATTGATATTAAACATCTTCTTTTCTCTCGATATACTACTGTTATATTATTGCTGTAGAAAGAAAGATTATGATAATATTTCTTGATGGACCTGTACAGGAGTTTTTGTAATCAAAGATACATCATTTGGACAACTGACTTTAGTTTGCTTATATTGAAAACAATTACCCGCCTCGTCTTTGTACTGTACATTATTTACTGTATCTGGTGTAGGATAGACTACAATTTTCCTCTTGTCTGGCGCCATAATATATACGGCAAAAACTCCTAATGCAAAACTAATAATAAATACGGTCAAGTTAATGTACTTTAACAATTTCATTTGTATATACTAATAAATATATTTGGTATGAATACATATAAATAAAAAACGGAACAATTATATGTAAGAGAGAATAATGAGAGAAAATCATTAGTAGGGAGTTTTTGTTCTGCGTATTCCTAAAGTAAATGGTTTCATTTGCTTAATCATCAAAAACAGTAACCTAAAACAATATCATTATTTTTTCTTTACCCCGGATATAGCTCAGTTGGTAGAGCATTCGACTGTAGAGGTTTCAATTATAGATATCGAAATGTCATCGGTTCAAATCCGATTGTTCGGAATTGTTTATTTGTGGAAAGTTTATTTATTTTATGATAAAATAAATACACCAAAGTATAGGAAAATTAAATAGTGATTAATAGTATAATACGTGAAATATAATTATGATTGATTTAAAATTAGGAGATTTTTTTTCGAAATTTGTACCAAAAAATATAGCAACCAAAGCATCTAGTTATAGTCTAGGAGGAATCCCTTTAGCTACATTTGGATTCATTGGGGTTACTGCTGCTATTTTAGGTACAGTTCATTTATTAGATGATAACGATGATGAATCCAATAAAGCATCTAGTACTGAACCAAAAGAAGAAGAACCAAATGAGGACGAACCAAAAGAAGAAGAAAAACCAGAATCAGACGACGAAGACGACGATGATGAAAAAGACGAAGACGACGATGATGAAAAAGACGATGAAAAAGACGATGAAAAAGACGATGATGAAAAGGACGATGACGATGATAAGAAAATCGGCGAAGAAAAGGATTTCATGGAAGGAGGAGCAAAAAAACGCAAAAAACGCAAAAAGGGGAAAAAGACGACTAAAAAGCGTTCTAAATCCAAACGCGCTAAAAAATCGAAAAAGACAAGAAAGAACAGAAAATCAACCCGTAAATAAATAAATAAAGGTACTATATAGGGTGATCAATTGAAACAAGATAAACTCATTTTAAGTACAGCTAAAATATCCTATGTAGTTCAAATTATTGCCGGTATAATCGGAATTTATGGGATTTTCATACAGTTACCAGCAGAACATCTACTATTACGAGAAATATTAGTAATGGAAACAATTGTTCAGTTCATTGAACTCATTTATTATACATGGCTTATTAATCAATTCAAAAATATCCATTATAATGTGACGACTACTCGCTATTTTGACTGGGCTATTTCGACTCCAATCATGATATTAAGTACAATATTATTTATGATTTACAAAAACAAAAACAAAATAGAAACATTTGATCAGAAAGATATTTCGAGAGAAAAAAATGATACGCAAAATAAAGCAGCAAAACCAGAACCAGACACAGAAAAATCTATCCAATTGTCATTTGTCCCGATTGTACAAGAAAATAGCGACCCCATTTTAAAAACAATCTTGTCCAATCAATTGATGCTTTTATTTGGATATTTAGGGGAAAAGGGAGTTATATCTAGACTACAGGGTTTATTTGGGGGTCATTCTTTTTTATGATTACATTCGCCATTATATATGTGAAATTTGTCGGTACAGCATCGACCAATCATTGGTTGTTTTGGTTTATGCTAATCGCATGGTCTTTATACGGAGTAGCTTATTGCTTACAGTATAAAACGAAAAATATCATGTACAATTTCCTGGATATCTTTTCGAAAAACTTTTATGGATTTTTCTTAGTACAACAAATATTACAAGTACAATAATAATAATAACAACAATAATAATAATAATCAATCTTGGTTTTCATAGTACAAAGTACAATCGAATGAATCCAATATTTCCAAATCTTTGCATGTTAAAAACACCTTTTTATTGGGTTTATCACCATTTGTAAAATCAAACATTTTTTCCTTGTAATAATAAACAAAGGTTTCATAGTTCGATTCTGAGAAAAAAGGATTTAGGGATCGCAAAATAGAATACGAAGGGTTTTTCAATTGTTCAATATTACGTGACCGAACAAATCCTGATTCGTCTTCGAAAAATAACAAACGAGAATTTACCGGATAATCTCTATGTTTAATCAATTCATTGACATCTAATACACCAATGGAATATGGACTTACAAATTCATCATCTTCTTTTACTGGATCTATCATTAAAAATTGAAATAACACTTATGTCTATTATAAATATTTTTATTATGAAAGAAATATTTATGTACTTTTTTAATGCACTTTATGCACTTTATGCACATTTAAACCGATGAAGATTTAAAATCGCACCCTTAGGGCGATTTTATCTCTTTATCGGTCATGACCCTTGTAGAATATAAATCCGCTGTGCGGATTTAATTCTTCAAGGGTTTAAACTGTTGTTGCAAAAAGCGGAAAACACCGTAAGTAAAACTGACTAAAATACAATCGTATATAACAGCATTGAACCCTACTTTATGAAACCATCTACTGAAAAAACTCGAAGAAATTGGCGCGGATACAAAGTAGAAATAAAAACCGCCGGAAATGGCTAAAGTAGTCAAGATCACAATCAAAAATTCGAGACCATATTTCTGATATGACATTTTTTTACTGATTTGGAGCCAACTCATTAATGTTGTTGCTACTGATAAATACACAGCGATCAAAATAATATCCAAAGGAATATTGGTCGCATAGTTGGTATTGTAATACAGACGAACCAATTCTTTTTCACCGGTGACTAAATAGGGGAGCTTCCCTAAATAAACTAAAAAGACAGTGGAAAAGGCAAAAGATAGTAAATACGAATAAATTGTTGAATAATCCATGATTATACAATGTTATGGTATTTTTACGTCTTCTTGTAGGAGCAATTTACAACGGTCGAATAAAGCACCTACTTCTGTTTCATCGGACGTGGATACGACTTCATCTGGATAAATGGTTGTATTTCCCACTAAATAACATAATATCGATGGAATGGATTTAACCACTTTACGACTTTTAAGATGAGCATATAAATCGAAACTATCATCAATATCTACAGTAATACATCTTACTAAAGAGGGATTTAAGGATAATATTTCGTCCATCTTTTTAGTGGCGTACGGATTGAGTTTTGCACATGGACCACACCATGTTGCACCGAATTTTACAATCAATAATCCTGTATTTTCTTGGAGTTGAGTAATAAATGTATTGCGGTTAAATTGTACGTCGTGTTCAATAGACATGATTTTTTAGGGAGGAGTATCTATAAATCACCTATACATATATATTTATATCGGTTTTAGTGATTTTACTTTTGGATTCACTACTACGAGAGCTCATCGATATTCGACATGTTATAGTGAATGTGAATGTCATTCCTTTAGCAACATATTTATACACAAATATTATAACAGTTTTTTCACAGAAATAGGATACCTATATATTTGAAATCTATGAGTCTATAATATAGTAATTTATTCAATTCAATAGAAGAATGTCAGATCAACTTACTATTACCAATACAAATGCATCTAATGCTAGTAGTATTGAATTATCTGCTAATGTTGTCCCGAATCTAGGGACTACTTACTTTGATGTAATGAATAATGCGAATTATAATCGTATTCATAGAGTTAGCAAGCCGGTAATTCACATTTCAGCTAACTTTGATGGGACTAGTTCTGGATCGGTTCTTAATATTGGAACAAATTCAAATAATGTTTTAATGGGACTTTATTACTTAAGTTATCAATCATTTCAATCATATGATTCTTACAAGATTCAAGGTGTTTTAGAGTTACCTAATATTCCTACTATTTCTACCACTAATACTCAAGCATTTACAATGGCAGGATATTTTAACTTCAATTCGATTTCAAATTTTGTTGGTTTAATTCGAACTACTAATGGAGATTCTCCGACACCATACATAGCATATGTTAATGGAATAATAAGATATGATAGTCCTGATGGAAATACTCAATTGAAGGTTGATGGAAGTACTCCTACCCTGAATAATACGGATTGGCATCATATTGCAATTGTAGTAAATGGTGATTCTCGTTCATTTTATTTAAATGGTAATCATGAATACACAACTACATCTACTAGACCGTTTATTCAACCGTTTATAGTTGCCGGAGCTAAAACTGATTCAAGTGGATATTTAAATAACAGAGGAATAGTTTATTTTTACAATTACATGATTTATGATTACGCATTAACAGCACAAGAAGTGATGTTAGTAACAAACATGACAAAGAGTACATCTATAAGTCCAACGCTTGGTAACTATTATTCCATTATTGCTGCTAACGATCACAATGAATTATACGACCGAAAAATAATTCAAATATTGAATAGCCAAGCAGCATTTGATTTGAGTGGTGTATTATCAAGTTACGATTATCAACAACTTATTACATTTGATTCTTCAGGTGGAACAGGAAATGGTAGTGTTACTTATGACATTAGTGGTACTAATAATTCGTCTTATATTGATTTGGCTGATAATATAAATACAATTAATCCCTTAAATGTAGGTACATATATAGTAATTGCAACTAAAGATGGAAACGGAACTTACTTAGAAATATCGAACACTTTTCCTTTTTCTGTACTAAAGATCAACCAAACTATCCCTTTGGATTTTTCAGGTTTGGATGTTAGTTATGATTATTCGGAAACCATTACATTGGACACAAGTGGTGGGTCCGGTACAGGAGCAGTCAGTTTCACACTAAGTGGTGATACTGTAACATCACCTCTTACTGATATATCAGCTGGGTCTTATTATCTTGTTGCTACTAAGGACGGTGGTACTAATTATAACGATCTATCCATTAATACCACTCTTATAATCAATAAGATTGACCAAAATACCGACTTTGAAATTACCAATACTTATACTAGTTATGACTACCTAGATGACATTATATTTACTGTAACCGGTGGATCCGGATATGGAGATGTATCTTTTACAGTACTTGGTGAGACATTCAATGGTAATACATTAGTAAGTGACCCTATTGTGGGTCAATATACAGTAGTAGCAACTAAGGATGGAGGTCAGAACTATAATGACACATCATATGATTTTACCTTTTCAATAGTAAAGATTGATCAAACACCGTTGGATTTTTCAGGATTGGATGTTAGTTATGATTATTTGGAACCCATTATATTGGACACAAGTGGAGGATCCGGTACTGGTACAATCAGTTTCACACTAAGTGGTGATACTGTAGAGTCACATCTTACTGATATATCAGCTGGGTCTTATAATCTTGTTGCAACTAAGGTAGCCGATAATAACTATAATGAAATATCAATTAATACAACTCTTATAATCAATAAGATTGACCAAAATACCGACTTTGGAATTACAAATTCTGTTCATGGTTATGAATATTTACAAGATATATCATTTACTGTAACCGGTGGATCCGGATATGGAGATGTATCTTTTACAGTACCTGATGAGACATTCAATGGTAATACATTAGTAAGTGACCCTATTGTGGGTCAATATATAGTAGTAGCAACT